AGTCTAATGCCTCAGACAACGTTTTAATTTGGTCTGACAGCATCTTGATTTCAGCTTCCAAAGCCTTTACTTCTGCCAGTCCTGATTGCACGTCTTCAATAGATGTTGCATCGTTTTCAGCACCTGCACGGACTTCTTCAATCTTTGAAGCTAAGGCGGTTTTCTTTTCTGCCAAGGCTTCATTTAATTTATTGATTTTTGCCATCGTATTCCTTTCCTGTAAATAAAAATGACCCTGATTAAACCTCAAGGTCATACGTCTCCAATGCAAGTAATGCCTTTTGTTTCAATTGTTGGGCTTTGGTGAACTCTTTGAAGCTCCTTGTTACCTCAACGGAAGTATCATCATAAGCTGGTATGCTTACGACACTAATTTCTCTTAGAGAATCTATTTTATTAATAACCCTTGTAGGCTTCCCATTGATTTGCTTCCATTGCTCTCCATTAGGTGCTACCGTGAACCTGAATGAAATACCTTTAAGATTTCCGTTCTTTATATTGGTGTACACGTCATGCCCCAACGTGGTATCGGGTATCTGCAACACGAAATGTAATCCTGTATGGTCAACGTTCAGCTTCAATGTACCAGCATCAACGCGTCCCAATACATTCGCAAAATCATGATTGTATAATGCCAGCGTTTTGCTTGTATCAACACCATCCAAGGCACCTGATTCAATAATCTCAGTAAAAGGCAAATTGGTTGATGGCGTATCCCAGATAATTGCATATCCTGCAACCTCACCGATAAAGCCAGCTTGTTGTGATTGACGTAACTCAGCGTTGTCCAGCTCAATGGCTCTGTATTCTATTTCCATTAAATCAAACCTCGTGAGCTTAATAATTCATGAGCTTCAGTCGTTGAGACAATCCCTTTATCGACCAGGTTAATAAGGTTGGTCATTTGTTGCTGACCAGAATAATCCATGATTGATTGCATGTTTAACTCGATACCACCGCCAAACTTGTGGTTCAACTCAGCAAGTAATGGCTCGATATAACGATTAAGACCGTTCACATACATGGATGTAATCATATCCAATGAAGATTGTTGGTCACCGGTTCCATTCAAATAAGAATCAGGCACGCCAAATACTTTTGATATCTGAGTACGTCCCCAGTCAATGCTGGTCAGATATTGCGCAACATCAGCGTTAATTGATACTGTGCTGAATGAAGCTGTTTCATCAAGAATGATTGTCCGTCCAACGTTATCACCGGAATTGGCTTGTTCAAATTTCTTTCTTACAGCCTCTTTGGTATCTTCATTCATCTGCCCTGCTTCAGGTAACTTCAAAAGGCCTGTCGGGGAAATAGCATTTGTCATTGTCGACAAAGATAATTTGTTGGCCTGTTGCTGTCGTTGTAATTCAGGGGTTAATGATTCAAGTGGTGAATGTCCCAGTAAACTTTCGATGTATGATGTCCCATACGCCATGACACGTGTGTGTAAAACATCCGCCTGGTTGAATACACCAGATATGTTTGAATCGTTGATTTGATACGTAATAACACGTGTCTTATCGTCTTGGTCAATCGTTACAGATGCCGGATTAACAGGTGTTAATGATACAGGCACGCCCTGCTTACGATTAATGACTGCAATAGCATTACCACTGAGTAACAGATTTAACAGATATGTTTGCCAAAATGTATAACCGGGCACATCTTCATTGGGTTGATTCAACATCTCAATCATTGGGGAATTACCTTTGAACTTGGTACCAGCAATATCTGAGCTGATTAAACTGGTAACAGCATATAAGTCGCTGTTCTTTAACGCAACACTTGCATCAACCAGGTGATTTGGGTTGGCTGTTCCATTGGTAATGATAAAAGGCATCATCGAACCAGCACCAACTGACATACTTGAGCGAGTATCTTCAGTTGGGAATAAATTGTTAAGTAATCCCATTATTGTTCACCCTTAAGCTGTTTAATCACTTGACCAAATATCAGACCCATGAAGATTGCTGATAAACCGGCAAAGATTAGGCCGATAATCATTGACCAATAAAAAAGACCCACATCAATGACCACCAAACCAGCTACAAACAGCGTGATTGGTAACCATGATAAAAACTTCAACATGTATAAGCTCTCCTTTCTGTAATTTTTGTAATTGCCTTACATGATTAATAACGTTTAATGATTCCAACTTATTGAACATTGTGTTAAATATTAAACAACGTGTTTGTTATTTAACAACGTGTCCGATTAATGGCATAAAAAAAGAGCCTCCTCAATTAAGAGAAAGCTCTGTTAATTACTTATTCTTTTTCTTATAAACATCATTGCGTTTGTTTGTTCTAACAACCACAACTTTAAACTTATTATCTTGGATATCTGCAATTATCCGATATTTGCCAACTCGATACCGCCAAAAATTACTCAGATTACCTTCAAGAGCTTTACCAAGTAATCTTGGATTATCAGAACCTTGGATATTTGTTTCAAGGTATTTAACAATCTGGCGTTGTACCTGCTTATCTAACTTCTTAAAGCTCTTATAACCTTCTTTGTTAAACTCCCAAGTAAACATTATCCAAATACCTGCTTAATTACCTCTTCACGCGATACAGTCTCAGTTGAGGTCTGCAATACCTTAATAGCCTCATTGTAGTCATTTTCGTCTTGTACTCGTTCTGCTAAAGTGTCGCGAATATAATCGGCAATTGATAGGCCATGAAAGTCTGCTGATTGAGTAATTTCATCGTGTAGCTTGTCATCAATTCTTACTGATAAAGTGGTCATAATTATCACCTCACTTGTTTGTTGAGTTAACTATAACACGTTTGATTACAGATGTATTCACCTTAAAATGAGATGTTTTGATAATACTCGTCAATCTGTTCTGGCGACATACCATCGAACATTGATTTCTTTTTAAGTGGTTCGATGTTGGTGAAGTTCTCAAAGTAATACATACCTTCGTATAAAGCATCGACAAAGGCATCAACACAGTCAATTTTGCTGGTATTCTTGGCCTTGTTAATCTTATAACCTGAAGGATTACCCACAGTAATGGCGTTCGATAATCCTACTTGCAGTATCTCATCATCAAAGGTTGTTATCTGTCCTCTGATAATACCTTCACGCATGAACTTGGTTGGCTCATATAGCTGAGGGATTGTCTGCTTAACTGGTATTGTCATGATTTCTGGGAATACTTCGTCCAATTGAGCGACAAAACTTTTACTGTTCCAGGCATCATAAAGAATTGCTTGAACATCCAATTGATGCATCTCAATAAACTCTGCAAGCCACCAGAACACTTGCTCCTGGTTGATTTGGCCATAAGGGTCTGTTGAAATTGTGGCATATCCCAGCTCCTCAGAGTGCTCATAATTAATGGCATCCTGTTTCATCTTTGACTGTATTGACCCCGCTCGCTCCCATGGGATAAAGCTGTGATTTAACAAATGGAACTTATGGACGCCATTGTCATCTGTATAGGGGAATACAAAGCCCACTGAGAAATCATCGTTTACCGCTGAGAAGTCCATGCCAACATAAACGGTTCTGCCATCAATATTAAAATCTTCCTCAGGTATCACAGTTGCTTCAATTTGTTGAGCCGTTAAGAACGCATCGTCTTTGGCGTTAACAAACCTGTTTAAATTCTTGGTGATAAAGTCGTTACGTTTACCGGTGGCAATTAACTCATCACGTTCTGCAATAAGCTTTGTCATGGCAGATTGTTTCATCTCAGGTAACTCAAATAATGGATTGCTTTTAATCCATGTATCTGGTTCATACAACTCGTCATCTGAATCTTGATTCCAAAAAAGAAATAAGATGTTATCCATCTCTGAATAATGCCCATCTTCAAAAATCTTACTAAATCTCTTGTAATCGCCATACATTGGTGACCGTAAATCAACTCCTGCTGTACTGATAAAGATGGCTTGTGAATAAGGTAAAAATCCCTGACCAGATGTGATGGAGTCAATGAAGTCACGGTCCCTGAACAGGTGGTACTCGTCAATGATTGCGTAAGAATAATGTCGACTATCGGCACCAACACTTGACTGGTCGGATAACTTGGCCATGGTGGTTGCTTGGCTTGGAATGGTCATTTGAATCTTGTTATCTTCAACCTTTAATCGCTTCTGAACTGAGCTGAAGGCATCTTCCTTTAACGATTGCCATTGTGAGCGCATGTAACCATATAAGGCATTTGCGTGGCTCTGGTCAGCTGAAGCAACAGCCAATTGACGGTTGTGAGCTGGTTGGCCAAATAGGAAGTTAAACAATGCCAGTACCGCCATTATCGCTGTTTTACCATTCGCCCTGGACATGCTGATAACAGCTCGGTCAAAACGCTTGGCTCCTTTTACTCTTGGGTCAATCCAACCTTCCAACAGGCTGACGATGAACTCTTGGTAAGGTGACAGCACAAATGGCTCGTTTGTCTGCAAGTCACGCAACAAGGAAGCAAAATTGATTATTCTTTCAGCTCTTTCAGGTTGGTACTCATAAGGGAAATCATCATCAGTCCATTGACGTTGTAAGTCCATCAACTGTCTGAGGGAAGCCATTTTAATCAAGTTACCTGCTAATTTCTCACCTGATAATACTTTCTTAGAATAAATAACTGTTGGGTCATCTGGGTATTTATCAAGGACATCCTGATATTTCTTTAGGTCAATTTTTGATAAGTCCATTACTTACCCTCCAAATTGCGCCATAATTTCCTTGAAGTCTTCCGAGCCATCATCGGTCATTGTGTCGACAAGGTTTGTTCTTGATTGAGGTGACAAGCCAAGTTCTGCCCCAAGTGTTTTCATCTTCTGCAGGTTATCACTGAGTATGTTGACATTTGGATTCATATAAGTACGTCCGCTGTCAGTGGTATAAGTGGCACCATTCTTTTTGATGTCCTCCCAGGCCTTCCGCATCATAGCATAACTGATACAGTAAGCCTCCAGTGATGTTTTATCAATTGATGTGGCCAACCCTGATTTATTTAATGCTGGTACCAGTTGGCTCCAGAGACGTGAGGAAATATTTTCAAGGTGTCGAGGAGGAGTTTCTTGAAGCTTATCAATTTTATCGTTTACTTGATGGACTGCTTCAGCATGTTTGCGTTCCTCACTGCGCTTTGATTCTGTGTCAACTTTTGCTTTACGTGGCATTTATTAAGCCTCCTTTGGCTGTTGTATTTATTTTGGATACAAAAAAAGCCTCCATGTCAGACCGTCGGGGGAAACGGTACTGGCACAGAGACGGCCTTTTCTGTATATGAAAGAGAGAATTTCAAAAGTAATCAATTATGACACCCAAATCTTACGCACGTTTACAGTGGAAACGCCTTTAAATCAACGTTTGAGAGGTAACAAACAATGTAAATTTATTACTTTTACCAAATTATAAACGTATTTTGTTGAAACCGTTCCAGTTTGGCGCGTTTGGTATCTCTTTGAAACGTTGATGGGGCGGGGTTTGTAAGACTTTCTGTCTAATTGGTATACTTTTTCAGTTTAAAATGGATTGGGTGTTGAATTATGTCGACTTTGAAATGGATTATTCCAAGCTCTCAACTCCAACTTACCCTTACACTGTAATAACGTAACCACGTGCCAACTTTTGAATTGAATGCCCGTAATCTCCATTAATAGGCTGATAATCCTTTACCTTTAACCTTTATTACCTTCATTAACCTTCTCGCTTATGACCTTTGTCCACCATGCCTTATCCAGATGCTTCAACACGTTTGACTTACCATCTCGTATCATCTTACTTTCGATTGCTGTCTTTATACTGTGCTCATGTCTGCTGATTAACCACAGGTTGTCTTGGTCATACCATCGGTCTTCTGGTAACAGACTCCGCTTAACCACATGGTCGACTTGGCAATCATTATCACTGAGCAACTTACCACTGACCTCTGATGTATAACCTTGTTTCACTTTGATGTAATGGCTCAGCTTTACCCATCGCTTGCTGTGATAGAAGCCAATTCCATCTGTGTCTCTTACTTCCTCATCATACTTCTGTTGTGCCTGTCGCTTAAGGTGAGCTTCCCGCATTGTACCCTTCAGGTTATTGTCAATCCCATTCAGCATATGTTGTTGCCTCTTGTCATTAGCCACCTGGTGGATTGCACAATACTTATCTTCATACGGAATCAGTTCTTGGCAGTTGAGCCAATTACATCTCCTCATTCTCATAATGTTCCTCCTTTTTGGTTGATGGTTATTGTTCCTTGCTGTACTTATGTAACTCTTCTTTTGTTAATCCAATTGGCTGTAGCTTAATGGCTTTCCATGGATGTTCTGCTTTTGGTAATCTCATCGGTTATTGTCTCCTGTCAGCTTATAAACTTCATTGATAAACTTGTAGCAGTCTTGTCGTGTCTCAGGTGTGTCCCAGTACTTAACAATCTTCCCTTGGTAATCGCAAGCATCAAAGGCTGTATCAAAAAACTCATTATCCATCATGTCTTGTAACGCTTTCGTTATCCATTCCTTTGGCGCATCATCCTCAATCATCTGAATAAATGACTTTGCCAATTTTTCATTCTCTTCCAGCTTAAGTTGGGTGTCACTCTTCAACAGCTTATCCAGGCGTTTCCTTGCGTTACCACCCTCTTGAGCCGTCTTTACCGTTTGCTTTACCTTCTTGTTAAATTGGGAGTTGGTCATCTGGCGTTGTTGCTTGGTTGCTTCAGAACCCTTTACCAGGACATCGTTGATAAATCCTGCTGTTGTATCCGTGAATGCCATTGGGATAACTGTCAGTGCTCGTTGTATCTCTTCATCTGAGTAAGCTGACTTTCGTGCTGGTGTTGCCTCGGTGTTATTTACAATACTGTTACCATCTGCATCTGTGTCAGCAGTGAACAGCTTCATATAAGCGTTGTCGGCTTTATGTTGCTTGCGGATAAGGTCCTTCTTTGCAAAGTTTACTTCTGCCCTTTGACGCCCTGATAAACGCTGTTGGACATCATCCAGTGAATGGCGGTGTTCGATAATCTCAACGATGAGCCATTGTCGCGCATCTTGGATTGAAATGTGCAGTTGACTTGATAATGCTCTCGAGGTAATCTGGAACGTCTCTGATTTCATGATTTGGTTTACAGTTGATTCAGATGGTGTTGTCATTGGCTTTATTTCCCCTTCTTAATTCGCTTATTTACTTCTTGATGTAATTGCTCGTTGCGTTCATGCATCCGTTGCTGGACTTCTCTGGATTTATTCATTTGCTTGGCTGTTGGGATAATGAGGAAGGCCAGGAATGTGATGACCAGAACTACCCATACCAGGAAGCAAATAATCGCAATCCAGATAATTGTGTTAGCTGTAATCATTTACTGTTGCCCTCCTTAATAATGTGGCAAGGTTACCCGTGAGACATCAATTTGAATCTTCCATTGAGCATTTTGTTGCTTACCTTTAAACATCTTAAGGTCGCCTTCCAATAAGATTTCAAGGTCGTCAGCCTTCGCTTGTTTCAAAGCATCCTCGTCTCCAAATGCAGAAAACTCAATGATGACCTTGCCTCGATTACCAACGCCCTCAATGCTTCCCAGTGACATGATGGTACCTTTTGCTGTTTTAAATTGTGTGAGCTGGTGGATATGACCTGATAAAGCGACTTTGTTGGCTGGTTGGTTGTTGTCCAAAAAGGCATTTCTCTCAATTGATGATTCTTGTAACATAAGTAAATTCCTTCTTTCATATCTGAGTTGTTTGTGTTATAGTGTATTTGGTGGAAGACGTCGATTTTTTGCTGTTGTTAAAATAAAATGATAATCAATAAAGCCAGCATCATGCCGGATGTGAATCCAAGGAAGGCTTCATGTTCTGATAAATGGTTATTGCTGTTGTTCATGGCTGTGTATCTCCTTATTGGTGCTTCTTTGCAACGGTATAAATGTTGGTGGCGATATATGGATTATCCAATGTCTTATCAATCAGCAATGCCTTATACTTGCCAGATGGTACCTTTAAAAAGTTTTCTGCCATCAATCCATGAATGCTTGCTGATGTACCATTGAATTTAACATTTTTGTTGGTTGGATATTTTGTGTTGGCAACTGATAAGGATACTTCAACAAGTTTACCTTGTTTGTTCTCATGATAAACATGACCAAATGCATCAATGCTGAACCCTTTAACAATCGCCCCTTTGTGCACCATTGGGACAACTTCTTGAGCAATACGGTCATCCAAATATTGTTGGTTGGCAATCTCTTCCTGATTATCTCTGCCATCAAAGAATCGCAACACGTTATCGCTGTTAGTCAACATCTCAAGGTTAATTGCTCGGTTATCATCTGTAATCGCGTTGATATGGTGAATGGCTGTTCCATCTGCCTTGCTTGACCATTCAAACGTGTCTGCAAAGTGGATTAAGCGATGTGCTCCAAGGCTTGCCCATGAGTCGTCTGTAAGTTGTAAGTTGATATGCTTGTATCCACGTGTTTCAGTCTTTAAATCAGAAGGTGTCAGGATGTTATCGTAAATTGTGCCATCCGTTAAATCAGCTTTGATTGGCTTCTTAAGTAAGCCCTGTGGTGTGATTGCAATGGATGATACTTCATGTACGTGGCCATCCTTCATAATGAATAACTTTGTGTTCATTGCTGATAAGAATGCTTCTGTCTCTGATTTTGATAATAATGTTTTTGCCATTTTAAATAACCTCTTTCATATATGAGTTGAATTGAATTAATCAGGTATTTAATTACCCCTTCATCTTTTAATATAACAAAACTTTTCGTAAATCGCGTTTTGTCATCAAATTGTAACATTTATCCCTGCCATCCTCGCTGTATGTATGGATGACTCTCACCGTTTTGATTGATTAAGCTACTGCCTCAAGGGCTTTAACCACTGCCCGCTTATCCATGTTGTACTTTGATTTGAACTTTGAACGGCTCAAGTCTTCTGCATCTTGCTTTACTGATTCTGTCTCAGCATCTGATAAACCATTAAGCCAGGTTTGGACTTTACCTTTACCAGCTCTTTTACTTCCATTGTTTGCATTTATAATTGATATCTCGTCAGTGTAGAACTTCTTATAATCTGGTTTGAATACATCTGCACCAGTTTCACCATGCGGATAATCTTTAAATTTCATCTTTAACTCATGTTCTGAATACATATCCAAACGTACGTTAAACTCAGACACCTCACTGGCCTTCTTAAATTCAAGTTCTGCATTGTTGAAAAACTCTTCATATTGGTGATAAACAACATCCCATGGCTTAAATTCTCGTCCTTGTTGATTCAATAACCACTTCTTTACTTCAGCGTATGCCTTATCAGCTTTATAATGACCCAGGCGTTTTTGAGGGCTGTCTGGTTGTTGATGGCGCATCATCTCGAATGATTCTTTTAATCCGAGTAACACAATTTCGGATGAAGCCCTCGTTACCGAGGTATAAAGCAGATTTTGACTGTAATGACTTTTGTGGCCATTTCCAATCTTGCTGTTACCCATAAAGAATGTCACTGATTCAACTGTAATTCCTTGCATACTGTGCACTGTCGCTGTGTAAGAGTATGTTGCATTGTCAATATTTGCATCCTCTGTTACTCGTGGAATACCATTAAACTTTTGTTCCAACTGCTCATAATCATAATGGTTTGGGTTCAAATAAGTCTTGTTGTTTAACTTGATGAAATAAGCGCCTTGATTAAACATCTGGGTGTTATTTTCCTTTGCCTCAAGGATAATTCTGTCAGCTTCTGCGCCTCGTTGTTTTGTGGCAACCAGGATGGCAGACCAATCTTCAACAGCTTTTAATAAGTCCATGTGATAAAGCTTATGTTCGACAACATTGTTTTGGACAATGCTATCAAAGAACTCATTGTTGTAACTGGTGAATCCCAACTTCTTTAAGCGGTGATTCTCTGTTAATAAGTTAATTCTGATTGGTGTGTCCAATTGCCACATCTTTGGCGCTGTGAACTCTTCATAATCAAAATCATCATATGCCTTGTCAGATACCCAATCCCAAAAGTCTGTTACGTTCAAATTGTTACGTAATAATGATTCAACTGGACTGAACAATTGTGATGATGGTTGTAATTGCTTGATATCACCATATAAGTGAACTTCTGCATATGGCACTGTTTGAAGCATCAGCAACAATGAATTGAAGTATGATGTGGCGGTTTGTCCAATTTCATCCATGTAAATGTAAGGTTGGCCATTGTATGAGCTTTCCAATACATGAATATCAAAGGCCAATTGCTTCATAATGTTTACTTCTGAAGCTGGTGTTTCTGGGGTCATACGCTTATAAATTGCTGAGATAAGATTTTGCTTTGAAGCGTTTGTTGGCGTTGAAATGTATACCCCATGTCCAAGGCGCTTATCTTCTAAAGCACGTGTGATTAAATCATAAGACTTCCCAACACCTGGCTCACCAATCGTTAAGTCAAATAAATGTTTTGTTTCCATATAAATCTGTTCCTTTCATATCTGATAAATTGGGTATTTTTTACCCTTACATAATGTAATAATACTCAAACTTTTTAAAACTCAGTGTTTTTGGAGGTATTCCTGCAAATCTTAACACTTTCTTAACATTTACCTATTGTAATCGCGTTCCCTTTATGCTATGTAACTATCATACCACATAATCGTTTTGCGTTGGGAACTGCATAAGACCGGGGTTTCCAGCACTTTGGCATGGGAATAATGGTACTTTTAGCATTGAAGTTACGGGGATATCTTTTACTTGGCATAAAGCGAATCCCACTTAAAATATAACTGGAAGTCGTAAAATGTCAGGTCACATCATCCATCATTTATCAGGGGTGATATTCACCCCAACGTATGATTTATCGGTGACTTTTGGCATTAAAAAGTATAAGGTGTAACGAATGAACCCCAGTAAAATAAAGTGGATTATGCAAAAGTTACACTTGGTCACATCATCTATCATTTATCAGGGGTGATATTCACCCCAACGTATGATTTATTGGTGACACATAAAACTGTTGATATCCAGAAGGTAAGTTTTAAATTCAAAAGGTTTTCCCAAGACTTTACGATTGAAGGGACGGTTTTTGTCCCTGAAGAGTAAAGGACTGGTTCTGGTCAAACAGAACTGGGGAGGAGCGGTTTTTGCTCCGGGGCAAAGCCCCATATGAGCACAAAAATTTACAAGAGTTCTGAAGATAAGAAGAGAAGTCATGATTGCTTTCCTTGTTGCTTTCCTTGTTAAACTCGCTGACGCTCATTGGCTTGTCAGCCCAGGCTTAACCGCTTACGCCTTCGGCTCCAGCAAGCCTTCCCCGACTAACCTGAAATCAGGTTAATCATTCAACCTTCGCTTCATAGGGCTTAACCGCTTCCGCTGGCGCTCCAGCAAGCCCCATTAAGCTTGTTGGTCTGATTAAAACATTCAACAAATTAAAACATTTCCTTCTTTCTCAGGTAATTACTTCAGGTAACAAAGGTAATCTTGTTGCTTCCTGTAATGGTTGGCTTCGCCTCAACCACAATTCTTATTACCAAATTACCCATAAACCTGTTTATCAGAATTATTCCTTTCCTGTTATCCTGTTATCAGGGTATAACTCTCCTTTTAATGGGTGGCTTCGCTTCACCCACTTCGATTTACAAAATTACCCTTTTATCAGGATTATTCCTTTAACTCTTTTAAACAAGTATTTCCTTCAGAAACAAAAGAGAAAAGCTTCCCAAAGCTCCCCGCCAGGCTCAATGCCAAATGCCACTTCAATGCCAATTCTGCCCAGGAAATTAGCGCCTTTCAACGCCATCCTTATAATTACCCTCGGCGTATATCAAACGCCATTACAACGTACACAGATGGCTCAAAACGGCATCCATGGTGGGCAATTAATGGCATAAAAAAAAGAGCTCTCATCAACAACATCAATTGCTGTCAACAAAAGCTCCAGAAGAGTTGGAGACACTCCCCCGATACCAGCTCACCTAATCGGACAAGAAGGCTCAAACACCGGTTCGGTTTCTGAGTAATCCACGTCCATTGTATCAGGTCAACCTTGTCTTCTGCAATCGCAACTGGCATTATCGGTTAACAACTGGTGTTAATCTTCAAATTTGTGAATGACCTGCTTATGGATAAATCCTTCCTCACCAAAGCCACCTTGCTCATAAAATCGGGCAATACTTATCAGAGTCATAATCCCAATGAAGGTCAGCACTGTCACGATGCAACCCATCGCAAACCACATAAATTGTAACATCATTCCTTTATACCTCTTCTTTCTGCTGGTGGCCTTGTCCTAACCAACCAACATCTTAAGTATAATCCAAACAACAATTATTGTCAACAAACTTCTTGTATAAGTTTTGACCATTGATGTTAAATTGATGGAATATGTAACGGAAAGTTATTATTTAATCTTTTTGTAATAACTGCTGTAAAGGCTGAAATGGCGCTATAAAGCCTCTGTCAAGCCTTTTTTGGATGCAATTAAACGCTTGCAAATAGGTAGCATAGTAGGACATAATAAGCTTTGTCAGATATTAGCAAGCCTGATTACTGCACGTCTCCAAAGATATACAGGAGGAGACACATGACATACCCCATACGGAAGGAATACCATTCTGAATGGATATCATACATGCGCTGTTTCAGCGTGTATATGAGCTCCATTGTCTGTGGAACTTGGTACCACCGATTGTCAGGGAAACACTTGTACAGGAAGCATTTAACCGTGCCACCCCGTACTTACCCAAGGCAGTCATTTACTGGTATTACAGACACCACGGATGATTGGCGCTGTCATGTGCAGACACAAAAAAACACCTTGATAGAACCGGGAAGTTTATCAGGGTGGTAATAGTCATGCACGTGGCATAATACTTTTATTTCAATTGTTGTAAGACGTGTATGTAATCAGAATATCTGATTTGGAGTCATCTGGGATTGCCCTCTCAGGTGGCTCTTTTTGTATTACAAAATAAATTGTAACACATTATTTGAAATTGTGGTGGTTATTCGTCCAATTGTTTCCGATATTCTTTTACCAGCGTTACCAGAAATTGACTGACATTATCAGCGCCACTTTCTTTGGCCGTCTCTTTAATCAGCTCCCAATCAGCATCATTGGCTGATAAACTGCGTTGTTTCCTCAAATCCTTCTTTGTATCATCAAATGATAATTTCATCTATAATCCTCCTACTTGAATAAATCCCAGAAGCTAAAGCTGGTCTTGTTATACACTTTGTTGTAAAGCTTACGCTTCGGATGTGCCCAGCCCATGCCTTTCTTACCATACAATGGATTTACTGCTGATTTGACTTGGCGCTTTAACTTACCAGTTGTGCGTGCCTTAAAACTCTTCTTTAATGACGGTGTTCTCATACCAAACTTCATGATTTAATCCTCCTATACCAATCGTTGTTTACATAATCCCCAATATCATAAGTGGTTGATTTAACAGGCTTTCCAAACGGTTGCTCAATATGATAAATTCACAAACTGATTTGTGGCACATTTTTACGTTTCACAACCGACAAGAGGCCTGCTTTTTCACAAAGTAGACCAATCAGATTACATCCATCCATTTATCCTTACTACACTTATAATGATAAAACAGTGGACAACAATTGTCAACAAAAATCTTGTATAAATTTGATGTTTATTTTATTAACCAAATAATCGTGCCCAGAAACCCTTCTTTGGCTCAGGCTCTTGAGCTGTTTCGATGGTGTGCAATTTATCTTGAACATCCAGCGTTAAGCGTTGTTGCTGGTCATTTAACTGGGCGAACCGGTCGGCATACTCCACTATCTTATCAACTTTGGTCTTATAATCCTGTTCCAGGTCATTGTACTTCGCCTTTGTCTCATTGAGCTGGTCAGATAACTCACTGTTCTGAACGTTCAATTGTGCCAGTTCACTCTTCAACCGTGCTATCTGTTCCGCCTCATTCCCTGTACTACCTGAAGCAGTTGTTTTGTTACCATCAATCCGCAACCGTTCCAGCTGTTCATCAGTCAATCCAGTCCGTGAGATGCCGTCCAGGTCAATATGTTCACGTTCAGCACGCCTGTAAAGGGTTCCTCTGCTTATTTCAAGATATTCTGATAACTGTACCTTTGATTCAAATTTCATCATCAATTCCTCCTGTCCATCTGTCACTTAACAGCTTACACAAACAGGGCAGATGTTGCAATCAATATGGCCGTTAATGCAGAACAATGAAACACAATCTTATAAATGAATGGGTGTTCACTTAAACAAATTACCATTTAACAGCTGGCCAACATGTTTGATACGTCCACAACGGATGTAACAGATATTGAATAGGGGTTAAGTTATCAATGAAGAGGCAGTGGATTCAATGGCTATCGCGTATGTTGTTACTGAAGGATGTTGATAACGCTATACCAAACGCCCGCTGTACAAGGTAACCAGATGTACGATTGATTCATGTTGAGCCCCGCTTCAAATGTAACTGCAATCACCTGGAAGCCTCAAGCCGGCAGGCACTCTCTTTCACTTCGTTCTTTAAAACATTCCCAAAACATCCTTGACAACCAAGCCCAGGGAACACTTTGAAAGATTTGAGCTATTGGAGGATACAGTTTACCCATAGGAAGAGTAAAACTGAATCAACATAAAGCGAACACTTCTCAGAGTTCTCGCATCGTCGTTACAAGGTTAGTTCACACTGTTCTTATTTTTAACGCATCTGGAGCCGTATACCTGCGTTTTGATGTTTCCATCTGATAAGAACCTTTTAAAGCTCCGTAAATCATCCAGAAGACCGATAATCGAATCCTCTCGGTGATGTTTTGCCACCCACAATGGATTTTAAACTTCAGCATCATCTGTTAAGTTCTTTTCATGTCACCATGTTGGACGTATTACCAAGTGTCTTTATCTGAACGCCCCGCACTCCAATACAGCCATAACCTGTGGCCATATCGGAAGGCTCGTTGAATGATGGCGGTAACCTCTCCGCCCCACAAATGTGGATATGTCTGTAACGATGTGACATTGTACCGATGCTAAAGAAAAAGGATTGACCTGTTGTAACGTGCTATTCAGAACACGCTTCAGGCCAACCCTTGTAAGATTCCTCGTGATTTTGTTCAATCCTGTGAGTAAATCAGTTGATTGGGACTCGTCCATCTGATACAATGAATGTATCAATTAGATAAGTCAAACGTGCTTTGAATACTTGGGGTATCCATAAGCACAGCTCCATTGGTAATTGGTAGTTACCTCTGTGAGCCTTTCTAATTATTTAAGTTGATACGTTTATCATATCAACAGATGTAAAATAAGTCAATGAAAAGCAATACTCGTATTGTGAAAAGCTGACTTATTGATATCGCATCAGCTTCAATCCAATGAAGTGAATATAAAATTAGGCTCGCCAGAAATGGTGGGTCTTTTTTATTGCTCTGATAAATAAATGACGTTGCTCAGGCGCATTCTACGGCCATTTTTACACTGATAAGTGGACAATTAATCACCTTTGAACATTTAATTGCACAAAAAAAGAGCCCTCCAGTTAAGGAAGACTCAATTCGTTGGCAATTACTTTCGCAACAGTGAATCAGCATTGTACCAGATGATACCATATCGTCCCTCGATAATACCAACACCATTTGTACCAGTTGAATAACGGTCGATTGTGCCATGGTTATAGCCAACTTTGAACTTAACTGTATCACCAACTTGAGTGGCACGGTAATTACCACGAGTCACATTGTCCAAGATGGCCAACGGAATCCCATCAGCCGTCCAGCTCGCATCTTTACCACCAGCAAGGTCGTAATTGATTGCCTGCCAGCAACCATTGACGTAAGCAATCTTGTCCACACGGAAGCTCTTGTAAGCCGTGAAACGATTACCAGCATTCTTGAATTGCTTGATTGCTGAGGTATCATGGTTCACAACTGGCTTGGATGGCGTCACATTCGGCACCACAGCATTCTTATCAGTACCAGCTGTAAAGAAGTTGTCGTACAAAATTGAAGCATCAAAACGTCCTAAACTTGAAGCAAACGTTTGATTTGATGTCCACTGCCATGCATGTTCCGTTGAATAATGCTTCATAGCTGATGTAGGCACGTATGGATATTGTGCGAGCCACGCCTTTTCACCAGCAGGACTGACACTTGCTGAATAACCACCAGTGTAAGTCGTACTGCGATAACCATAAGCCCTCACATGGTTCTCAAAAGCCTGTGCAACTGGTTGCATACGTGAGCCCATGTTCAACTGGTACTGGTTCTCAATATCAACAGCCAAGACAGCACCAACAGGTAAGCCATCAGCTCGAGCCATACGAACCGCATAATCAGCTTCAGCAATCGCCCCAGCTACTGTGGTTGATGACAGGAAATGGTACCCGTTGATGTACAAGCCAGCTCGTTTTGCAGAAGCAATGTTTCCTGGTGCGGTGTAATCGTGGAAGGTTGTTCCTTCTGAAATCTTGGTCGTAATTGCCTTCACACCGTAATTGTTTCGCATGTACACGAACTCAGGTGTAGTCATTTTTCCGTTGTGGTTAGAGACATCCACCATGTCCACACGAGGTGTATTGGCAGAAGCAGTATCCGCTGAGATGTAACCAACACCTGCGAACGCTAAAAAAGCACCTGCCACAACAAGTGCTTGTTTGAATTTATTCATTTCGTCTCCTTACTTTGATTGTCCAGTTGTATCAGGTGATTGTGGGGCTTTAACTGGTGATGTTTCAACCACGCCTCCACCAGACAGTACACCCAATGCACCCAAGATGGTTAAAATCGTATTAACCACAGCAACAATGGCGTTCCAATCACCACTAAACTTGATACCAAATACTGCAAATACTTGTTGAACAAGTACGATTAACAAAGAAACCAGACCTGCAATTACTTTTCCTGAGTAACTACCGTCTGGGTTCTTAAGTGCGTTATTTATTTTTTTAATCATTCCTCATTTTCCCTTCTTTCATGAATCTCTTGCGCTTCATCGACTAATGACTTATGCTTTGTCGAACTAAAAGGCAGTTGGATGACACGATTGTACATCGCTTCACCCGTTCCATTGCCTCCCAACGCAGAATAAGCTCGAAATAAGTGGGTGAAATTATCGAGTTCATCAATGGTCAAATGTCCTTGTTCTAACAGGCGTGTGCCTTCTCGATAAATCTGGTCATGCAGTTCAGCAACTTGAGCTTTTTTTATGGTATCAATTTCCTTCTTAATCAAGGCAAGTTGTTTCTTATAAGCATTGACCATTGGTTCATTAACCTTAGCTATTGATTGGGTTAATCGAGACGCCTGTGACCTACGATAAGCCTGATACAAAGGTTTAATAAAGGGCAAGCTACAAAGTACTGAGAATCCAGTTATAATGGCAATGACATTATCTAATTCGTCCATTGGCACATACCTTAATCAGCTTCTGAAGCTGGTGCGCCTTCAACAGGGGCTTCAGATATTGCCTCTGACGTTGTTTCTGGCGTTGTTTCTGACGTTACTTCTGATTGAGGGGCTTCTGATGCTGGTATATCTGCAACAGGTTCTTCTGATGTTGCTTCTGGTTGAGTAGGCTCGTCATCCGGCACATATTCTGGCTCTGGCTCTGGCACAACCACCTGTGCTTCAGAAATTAACCTTTTTGCTTTAACAATCGCCAAATCTTGTAAATCTTCAGTTTTTGTTTGAAATGAGATACCGTCCTCTTCTGCAGTTAATCGAATTTGTCCACCAAAATAATTATCTGGCTCGACAAAATTAACCACCAAGTCGATAAAGTCGATGACCAGCCCTTTATCTGAGTTCTTAAGGCTGGTATTTGTGATTGATGTTGTTATGTTCATTGCGTCCTCCTTTAATCAATTGGGTAAGAAACTTCAAATGAAGCCTTTGTGCCTGAGTCAGTACCTGATGTAGTAGATGATGCCCGTGAAACTTGACCTTTATCATCCACCATAAAGTTTCCAGACTTGCCAGCAGCAAACCATGACTCCCAAATCCGGTGCGGAGGTCTGTAACCAGCAGGCAACGTTGTGAACACTTTACCAACATCAACAATAACATCCAGCACTTGAATGTAAACAACACCATTTAGCAAACGATAACGAGCAACAGTTGCTTTCACACCACTGGCAAGAGACATATTTTTCCAACCAGAATCGGTCATCAAGGTACCACCAATCGTGGTATTACCAGAAAACGTCTTGTTACCTGCAATGGTTTGATTGCCTGTATCTATGACTGCGTGGTCCTTAAGTGCTTGAATGTCGTCCTTTGGATAATAACCACCACTGGTGTAGGTGCTAATACTGTCACCAAAGGCAAGCATTGGTTTAGCTAAGTACAAATTATTTCCTTCAACGGTTTCAAAATCAACTTTTACAGATTTTGCTTTATCAGGAATTGTTACAGTACCATGTTGTACTTCCCATGCTTGGGTATCTTTATTCACCCATCCCCACATAGCTGAAGTATCACCAACACTTGATTTGGAGTTACCAGCGTCTACTAAAGCAACCTTGTCACCTGTACCATCAAAGCCGGTGTAGAAACTCATAAACAAATGAGCATAGGTGGTAAATATGTTAGCATAAGCTTGCCACTGAACCGTAATTTTACTTGACCCCGTTGGGTTATTTGCTAAGTTAACGAATTGGTTAAATCGGGAATATTTCCTATCGGTGTAGCCAGTTGTATTAAATCCTACTACGCGAGCCTTAACATCTTTGTTGATGTAGCTGGGATAAGCTGGTTCAGCACCAGAACTGTTTTCCTGGGTGTTCCAGCCCTGCAAGTCATAGTAGAAGTCAGAATTGACTAATAGGTTAGTTTGATAGGTTGCAGGAATACCCTGTGGACCAGTATGTCCTCTATATCCCCTCTTGCCTCTTGACCCCTTGGCACCTTTCGTACCCCGTGGACCAGTAGCTCCAGTGTCCCCTTTATCACCCTTTGGTCCTTGGATACCTTGTTTTCCCTGTATTCCTTGCGGACCCTGTGGACCAGTATGTCCTCTATATCCCCTCTTGCCTCTTGACCCCTTGGCACCTTTCGTACCCCGTGGACCAGTAGCTCCAGTGTCCCCTTTATCACCCTTTGGTCCAGTGTCTCCTTTATCACCCTTTGGACCTTGGGGTCCTGTTTTACCAGTAGAGCCTTGTGGTCCAGTAGCACCCTTATCACCTTTTGCAATCGTGCTGGTGTAATCAGCAACTTTTTCATCAACTGCCTTTTTGACATCCGCCAAGACAGTGTCAAAGGTTATTTGCGGGACTAATGCACCTTCTGTGGCATGTAAGTTCTTATTGATGGTGAATGTGGCATATCCTTCCGTTGGAAACACTGAAACATCACCAGCTTCGTCAGTGACCTTAATTTCAATGAAATACGTATCAGGGGTCAATTTTTGCAGTTGGCTATCCTTAAAATCCAAATCAATTTCAGTCCCATTACTTACCAAATCGAGGTCAAATAAAAAGCCACTGGCATTCGCAACAGTAGCTGTAATCTGTTTATTGGTTAAGTCTTGTGCAACACCGTAATCCCATGCCTGTAACTTCATAATGCCATTGGTGTCAGCAACTTTATTTTGGTTATCATTTAACCGTTTTAATAATTTCGACATGTGTCCTCCTTCTTAAATGTAATACACGACTTCACCAGATACCCAGTGCCAAAAATCATTATTGGTAACATCATCCCAACCAAGTCCTACACTAAGCGTTGCTTGGCTAACATAATCATTATGTGGATGCGTAATATCAAATGTTCCTATTGCAATACCTGAATCTGTACGGACAGATGCTGGTACCCAAACCTTCGAATTAGGTGACGCCCAATCAGGAATGTTAGCAACGATTGTATTATGAAGTCGTGTACCACCATAAATGCTGAAGCGTACCAAGATTTTACCTGGTGCAATTTCTGTCACATGTGAGTACAAATGTGTTTGACCTGCGTTATTCTTCCAGCCATGTTGTAAGGTCAATTCGGCATATCGTAACTCACCACTCAGTGAATTTGTGGTAATGAAATCAACGCCCATTCCCAATAATGCGTCACGCTTTGAGTCATCTGCTGTCGTCCAAGCACCAACTTTCAAGCCAGCATCATGTGCCAATTGCACGTTGTGAGCATTAAAGTGTGAATTGGTATAATCAGCATCAATTCCTGAATTAACGCCCAAGGCAACTGCTTTATCAATTAAGTCTTGTGTGAAATCACTGGTTAAGTAAGAAACTTCCACCAATGGTAAGCGCTTCTTAATTTCAATCAATGAGTTGTAATCGAATGAAATGAACATCATTTCCTTTTCAACGTTAAATTTCTTGATGATTGCCACCAAACTGTCATAAGAAGCTGAGGTGTAATTATCGGTGCGGCCCTTTTTAATTTCGATAACAGGGGTTAACCGCGTGTCCTTGGCAACTGTCAAAGCCTCTTCCAATGATGGAATAACCAATTCAGATGCCGTATAACGAGAAGCGGAATTTCCCTTACTGATTGGGATATTGCGTAATTGATCGAAGGTATAACTTGAAATAGCACCAGTTTTTGCGGTCATACGGTTAATGTCTCCATCGTGCATAACCACCCAGCGTCCATCAGATGTTTGGTGGATGTCAATCTCGTATCCAGAATGATTGCTGATTTTCTTCAAAGCAGGCAATGAGTTCTCAGGGGCAATTGCTTGCGCACCTCGATGAGCAAAGAAACGAGCTCCTCGCCTAAATGCTTCATGACCCAATGCATCTGCGTATGAGTGTCCTGCAAAGTTATCACTGTTGCTTGCCGTCTTAGCTTTATCAGCTGTACCGTGCAAATCTGCTGTGATGCCACCCTTAACGGTTAATGACTTGTTGAATGTGTTATCACTGTTCAATAAAGCCGCTTGTTTATTGTTTACAGCGTCCGTTAAGGATTGAATTTTACCTTCCAGCGTATTGTAATAGGCTGATAAGTCGTCAATTTTTTTATCAACGTCTGCAATCATATTATCCACACTTGATAAGTAATCTTGTGACGCATTGGCTGAGATAATAACGCCATTCTCAAAGACTGTAAATGTAATGGGAATTGACGTAATTTTAACGCCTTTATTATCAACCACGGCAATGTAGGCCTCTTGTACGTCACCAGAAGCTTGGTACACTTCTGCTGGAATAATCAAGCTAAACAACCCACCTTCATCGGATACACGTTCGTTGATACCGTGAATAACCTTAATCTTTCCTGCTGAGTCTTTGACTTCCAATTGCACGTCTTGACCAGTTAAATTGTGTGGGAATTTTCCATCCTTTAAGGCGAAGTATACAATTCGTCCATTATCTCCTTGACGTCCAGATAACTCATCAATCAGCGTTGCATCAGTTTTTGCTAACGTTGTATCAAGAATAACGAAACGTCCTTGTTTATCTGCCATTTATTGCTCCTTAATACCGTTCAAATTGAACAGTGCTTGTAATTGTGTTGTTGCTGATGAAAGTTCTGCAATGGCATTGTCATAGCCCGTAACAGCTTCATCAATACTGCCCTTGTCGATTGGAATATAACCATAACCACGAGCATGATTACCTGAAATATCAACCAGATTGTAACTGTTAGCAATATCAGCCAAATCATTAAGTTTTGCGGTTAATACCACCAATCGCTCATTCAAGTTCTCAAAGCTGATGGCATCATATTGGTTGCCAACTTGTACCACAGGTAACTTATCAGGTGTCAGAATAACCATTTGAAACTTAAACAAGCCCGCATATAATCCCGACAAGGTTTCATCAACTGATGTTAATCGTGTTGCTAAATCCTTAAGCATTTTTCACCTCCATTGCCGACAAAACCCCCTTATCGTCAACTGCCAATTGATACTGGGTACCATTTGGGCTCGTTAAGACAAAGGGGTCTGTTTTTTGTTGATATTTCGTTAAGTCACTCTTCACAGCAACGTCGGGCTTACCTGTCACTGCCTGCCAATGAGTGTATGCATAAGCTCGATTACCTTTGGCATCGGAGTATTGCACGATTGGTGTTTTGGTACTTGGGTTATTTGGTTCCTCAGGTTCGTCATCTGATGTGATGTAATCTTGCCAATCGTCCTTATCACCATAAAATAAGTCCAAATCCAAGTCGCCAGCATAACCAGCCAAACGTCCATATCCCGTGTACTGGCGGATAACAGGTTTACCAAAACTGCCCCATACCGTACCGTCTTCCCATGGTTCTGATTGATAACCAATGTGCTCAGTTGAAGCATACTGTGCGCCCCATAAGTCGTACTCGTTTGATACTGCTGACCAGTCGTATTGCTTAATCACACTCTTTGAGGTATACAGCAAGGGACGTATGCCAGTCGCTGAATAAACCGTGTCCAGAAATGTTTTGGCATAAGTTGGACCACTGGCAATTGCTTCGCCTTCAAAATCCAGTACCAATAATGCTTTCCCAATGTACCCTTTGATGTTACTCAAGAAATAATTGGCTTCGGAAACTGCCCCAGCTCCAGTGGCGTAATGATAAACACCCAACAGCTTATTCAGTTTCAAGGCTTGTTGAATTTGTGTATCTGCGACTGGTGAGACATAATCAGTGCCTTCCGTGGTTTTTACAATGACAAAATCACTCTCAACAGCTGATAAATCAATATCAGGTTGCCAATTGCTGATGTCAATTCCATTTAATGCCATGCCTTATACCTCCCCCACAGTCCACATGTTGGAAACTGCTGAATTTTTTGCGTTTGTTTGTGCTTGTTTTAATTGCTGTAATTGTGCTTTTTGAATATCCAAGAAATTAACTCGTGTATTGTTCAACGTAACTTGTTGTGGTGTCGTGGGACTTAACGGAAAATCGACCACTGAAATGACTTCAACCTTGGTGGTTATTTGTTGAGCAGGTATTTGCACCGTCCATTTTTCACCAATGGTAACTGCTTCATTAACAGCAGTCGTCACGGTTAAACTGATGGTTGGTTCAAGTACAAATGATTGTGACGCCAACGTCTTCATGGCATTCGTATCAGTGATTGTATCACTTTCCACTCGTGCACCTTGCTTGAGCCCCCATTTGGTAATTGAAGCATCATTCTTAACCATAAAAGCCTTGAATGCAGGCTTCTCCATTGTGGAAACTGCTTGTACGGCATTAACCATGGTACTGCTATCGAATTGCAGTTGTACCTGTGCTGTGTCGTACAGATAACGAAACACCTTGTTGGTATCTTTGACGTAAGACTTTTCATCATATAAGTGAATGGTCAACCCGTCTGGCACAATCGCATAAATACCAAAGGTACTCTTCAACGTGGACAAGCCTTCGACAATAGGTGTATTCCCAAAATCGGTTAAGGTTTTATTACCCTTGAATGTGCCATGAATCCGATACGCATACCCACCAGACACGCCAGCAAACAAGTATTTCAATGCCTGTCGTAAGGTGAAACTGTTATCACCAGTTTTTACATTGTACTGATACAACTGATTGAGTTGATAAAAGATGTGCATGGCGGTAATAGCGACAGAATGGACACCACCCGTGTTATCATCGGTGGCTTGTTTAATCACGTACGTTTGCCCGTTAAAGATAATCAGGTTCTCAATCGTGAGTAAGTTGAATGCAATACTGCTATCATCATAAGCAGTTAAGTCCAGTTGGTAAGCCTCATTCTTTGTCCGTGTAATCTGCAAGGAGTTAAAGTCAAAATTTGTTAAGACTTGAGTGGTTGCCTTATCTCGTGATTGCACGACAACTTTATTCTTTTGGTAAGCCATTAGAAGTAAAGGAAATGGAAGCTGAACGTGGTAACAGGGTTATTCAAGCCACTCACTTGAATATCGTTATAACCTTTTGCCAGTTCAATGTGCCCAAAGTCTGAAGCAATGTTGGTATTACCGTCAATACTTGGTACCACACCATTTAATTTAAAGGTCTGCCCATCTCGTATTGGTGACGTGACGTTAATGCTGGTGTTATTCGTCTTGTTGATAATGCTAAAACTTGACCCGACACCCTTTACTGAGATAACCAAATCATGGTGTTGAATATATGGGTCGATTTCAATATCGCTTGGATTATAAATCTTGAAGCTACCCCCACGGTTTTGATACGTTAAATCATCAACAGGAATGTTTTGACTGATACCCAACGCACCCACTTTATCAGGTAATTCATCAGAACGTACAGCAGATTGTGCCATACCAGAAGGGTTCGTGAATACAAGGTCGACTGTGGCTTGTGTGGTGCCTTGTATGGGTGTTATATCGGTTGGTTGACCAATTACCCAATAAGCACGAGAAGGCTCCAGAGAGCTTCTTAGACGTGTTAAACGGCGTTGGTAAAAAGCTGATTGTACCTCTGCCTTTAAAGCCCGTAAGTCTGCCATGGACTTTCCTTTTAAGAACAAGGAAACTGTCACAGTCGTTGGATTATAATTGCTTGAAATTAAGGCTTCCCCATCAGAACCTGCAATCTGTAAAAAGTTACCTGTTAATTGTGGTGCACTTGACTTCATATCCAGAAGTACCACTGAGGGTAATCTGGCAGTCAAGTCATATTCTTTTTCACCATAAGGTTGTACAAATAAATGACGCATTGACTGTTATGTCCTTTCGATTAAATTGATTGGAAATTATGTTGTTGCTGTTGTAATCCCATTTGGTTCATCAATTGGGTCAAGCCCATTGATTGATTACCACCAGCTTTGTTTGCAGTTAATGCCTGCAATTGGTCTTTGTTGACGCCAAGGACAAGCGTTAATAACGTAATTAAGTTATCCAGCTTACTTTCAACACCTGACAAATCAGCTTGTGAGGCTGTTGGTGTCTCATTACCATGGATACGTGCTGTAGTTTCAGCAAGTAATTCAGTGGCACGGGGCTTCTTAGCTGGGTCTAATGGAATAACCACTTCGGGCATGTTATGTTCAGCAATCTCGTAAAAGCCGTGACTTGAAATGAAACCACCATTTTCGTAACCATGACCTTGTCCCAAGTAAGATAAATCATTACCATAACGATGCTTGGCGTAATTCAACCCAGCAAGGATGTTATCATAACCATTGAAAATGTTGTGGTGACCAGGTAAGGCATAAGCGTTAAATGTAGGTGGAATAACCTGCATAAGTCCCTTTGCCAAATTACCTGTCTTGTTGTTGATGTCACCAATATTTCCTTGAACAGCTTTTGGATTACCACCTGATTCAGTAGCGATTTGACGCAAGACACGTTGTACCATTGAACCAGATGTCGATAAGCCAAGCTTACGCAAAGCCTTCTTAACATCGTCTGCCCATGAGTGGACATCACCATCGACACCACTTGAGCTATCGTTTAATGGTGCAATGAACTTTTTAATCCAGCCCATCATGCCACCAGTTTGCTTTTTAATCAGCTTTGCCAGTGGGCTGTCTACTTTAACATCAGACTTTGACGAACCACCACCACCACCACTCAAACCGAAGTCCAAGAATGTGGTTGCACCAGAAGCCTTACGTCCATGGTAAGTGTGGTACTTGTGGTCACCAGACCAGTTATACTCTTCACCAGAAATCTTATTTCCTTGAACACCTGTAACCATGGCAACGTGATTACCAAATTCAGAACCTGGTCCGTATACGGCAACAGAACCAACCTTAGGCTTGCTCATGTGAGGTACCTTAGCGTTGACCCAATCCATTCCATTACCAAGGTGTGAGAACTTTGAAGCTGGTACACCACCGTTTGCAAGGCGATTAGCTACGAACGAAACACATTCTTTTATGAAGTAACCCCACTCATCAGGTGGCATTGAATCAGCAACACGGTTCTTATACTTGTAATCGTCACCTTTCATGCCACCATCTGCACCAGCATTTGATGCATCAGAAGCCATTGACCAAAGTGTTTTCCACCAGTTTTTGGCTTGTCCTTTGACTTTACCAAAGAATGCACCACCAAAGTCCTTGTAAACCGAGTCCAGTCCATTGGTCTTCAAGCTCATCTTACCTTCAAGTGTCTTCACTGGGTGAGCAACCGCATTCGTGATGAACTTAAACATTTCGGTGAATTTCTTAACACCGTTCTTCAATCCTGACCATGCATTACCAGCAACATGGGTAACACCACCCCAAATACGGTTCCAGAAGCCAGTACCAGAAGCAAAGTGGGTAATACCCTGCATACGCATGAGCATAGCTGTTTCGCTTGCATTTAAGACTTCTGTACCAGGTAGCAACAAACGTTCTGTATTACGTCCCTGTACAAGCTCTGTGGCACCGTTTGGATGAATTAACATCTCTTTGTTACCAGTTGCTGGTGAGTCATTCCCATCGTTTAATACAGCATGTGTTAGGTTCTTAATGGCACCAGTACCATTGGCGAACTTCTTTACCTCAGGAATTTTACCGATGGCGTGCTTTGGACCACCAAAGTCATGAATTAACCCATTGATTCCAGAAATACCAGCATTCGGTATCTTGATAACAGCGTTAATTCCATCACGTGCAAGATTTTTCATTCCTTGCCACATGTCAGAAAAGCCTGTTTTAATGCCTTTCCATGTGTTACTGAATGCTGAACCGATACGCCCTAAGACATCATCGAAGGTATTTTTGATTGACCAGATTGCATCGTGTCCAAATTTCTTCATACCATTCCAGATACCACCAAAGAAGTTAGAAATACTCCGCCAACCTTTTGACCAGATTTTGCCAATGTCATTAGTGGTGTTCCTGATAAACTTACGGACGTTGTTGTAAACCTTTGTAATGTTATGCCAAATGCTGTTAAACACGTTGGCAATACCTTTACCCATGTTTTTAAATAATTTAACAACAGCCTTAACCAGATTGTTAATTGCTTTACGGAACTTCTTGTTGTGCTTATACACTAACGCAAAGGCTCCCGCAAATGGGTTCACGATAAGTAACAGGATTTCCTTCCAGTTCTTTTTCATGAACTTCAAGATAGCCTTGAAAATGCTCAAGACCTTCTTGTAGGCTTTACCAAACCACTTGGTGATACCTTTAAAGAAATTCTGCGCTGATTTCACTAAGCCATTAACAAATTTACGGAACTTTTTGTTGTGCTTGTACAGTTTAACTAAAGCAACAACCGTGGCTGTGATACCTGCGGTAAGCAAGATAAGTGGGTTAGCTTTTAAGAAGTTAAAGGCAAGTTTTATCCCTTTACCTGTTACCTTAGCAGTCTTAACTAAACCAGCCATTGCGCGCTTGTACGCTTTGGTTGCAACGTTTGCTGTAAACTTCAATGACTTGGTAACAGCTTTACCAGTAGCTTTAGCACCTTTATTCAGTCCTGTAATAGCCCGTTTTGCGCCCTTTGTGGCAACAGAGGCTGTAAACTTTAACCTTCGCTTAATACCTTTACCAGTATCATTAATTGCGCCTGATAGCTTGCTTAGACCCTTTTGAGCAATGCCATCGCTGTCTTTGAAGGAATTGTACATACCTTTGGTGGCTTTGCCCATAGCTCCCATCATGGCGATTGGTGCAGTGAGCTTATTCGCTATCATGAAGCCTGCAAGGAATGTACCAGCAACTTTTGGATGTTCCGCCATTAACTTGATAAGAGGCATGGTTACTACTGAGAATGCATGCAACGAAGTCCCTAATACTTTAATGGTATCAGCAGACTTCTCTTTGAAGTTTCCAAAGAACTCTTTAATGTCTTTTTTGTGAGTGGCAGTCCACTTACCAAATTCTTGAACCGACTTGGTTAGACCTTTGATAACTCCATCAAGTACCTTGCCACCGTTTAACTTACTACCTCCAAAGGCTTCAGTGATGTTACTTAATGCCTTAGTGGTTGCTTTTCCTAATGTGTTAAACTCTGTTGCTGTATCTTTATCATTTATCCATTTTGATATTGACCCAACCAAAGGGTTTTTCATCTTGTAGAATGGTTTCTCAAGTTCCCCAATAAGCTTAGGCATTGTGGCGGTAATCGTACGTGTCATACCTGGAAGGGTTTCACCAAAGTTCTTGGTTGCTTCCTTATTCTTTTTGGCGGTATTTTCCAGCACAGTATTCATCGTTTCTGATGAAATCTTACCCTGACTAATCATGTCGTTTAATTGCTTCATGGTTAGCTTGGAATTGTGTGTGACATCCTTTTCGTAATCAAGCAAGGCAGGTTTCAATGCGGGAAATACGTTGGTGAACGACATAAAGTCCTGGGCAGAAACTTTACCGTTTGCCATCATTTGAGACCATTGCTTTCCAAAGTTCTGAACTGCGTCATCGGAAGCCCCAAATGCGTCCTGTAATGTCAGTGTTGCCTTAGATAGTGCCAGTACATGGTCTTTGTTCTTATCAATGGCATAAAACTGGGAAGCCAACCCATTAACCATTTCAGAGGAGTTTTGTGCAGATGTAGCAAGGTCATTGATACCTTTAACCATGGCTTTTGCACCACTATCTGAACCAGCTAATGTCTTCCATTGCGCATTCATCTTATCCTGTTGTTCAAGATAAGTGTTACCCATACGAACGGCGTCACCGATATGCAACGTCATACTGTTCCAAGCACCAGTTATAGCATTTGAAAGTAAGCTTGCACTAAACACTGACTTAAATATCGAGTGGGTTTTTTCGGCGTGCTCGTTGGTTGATTTAATGCTTGCCTTTAAACGAACAAATGGGTTGGGACTGGTTTTATCCATTTCAGAATTTAAGGACTTCAAAGATGTCTTGTTTTCAGCTAAATATTTACCAGTCTTTTCCAGCGCAATCTTTTGCTTACTCATTGAGTCAGCAGAGGCTTCATCAGAGTCCTTTAATCGCTTTAATTCCTGCGATTGGGCTTCATACAGCTTTGTCTGCTTCTCAATGGTTGTTGCCAGTCCCTTTTTTTTAGCCTCATTAGCTTCAGTTTCTTTACCTTCAGCTCGTAACCTTTCAACTTGCGCATCAGTCTCTTGGATATTTTGGCGAATTTCCTTATTAAGTGAGGAAATACCAGTCTCTTGCTGATGGTAAGCCTGTTCTGCTTTAGCTTGTTGGGCGGTTAATGAGGTCAACTTACGTTCAGCTTCAGTAATTTGGCGCTCATACTTTTGATAAGTCTGCTCACCAGCCTCAGTTGACCGATTAACTTCACCCTGTTGTTGCTTTAATTCATCAAGTACGGTGGATTGCCTACCAACTGCGTCAGAAAGTCCCTTAAACTTCGCCTCAGAAGCACCAAGTTCGTCCCCTGAACGCTTTAAGGTGCTTTCCATTTGTTTCCACTCATTAGAAGCGTCAGCCACGGAGTTCTTTAAGGCGTTAATCGACTTAACAGGACCAGTGGTATCAAGCCCAATACCAGTTGACATTAAATTATTCACTTTTTCTTTTGCCATTTATTATCCTCCTTTCTTTTAAGATAATGATTGCCATTGCTTGAACATATCATCTGGATTCTGCATCTTATCCTCTTCTGATGTATTCAAAACTTCCATGAGAGTTTGATAATCAGCCTCTTCAATATCGTCCAAAGACCAATGCAAATTCTGCATCGTATCTTTTTCAAATAAGTTTAAGTCTGCCAGATGATTGGTGTAAGCAATTTGACGTTCGGTTATGCTAAACCCTCTTCTTCTGAGTCAGCCTCAGCTTGTGCCTTCTCAATATCAGCATCAGACATTCCCATCAAACGCATGTTCAAGTATTGGGTGATACGCATTAAGTCGTCTTGTGATAAGTCTTCCAACTTCTCTTCTTGGGGCTTTGATAAGTGCAAAATATCAACAATGTAAGCACTTAGTTCATTGAGGGCTTCCATCATGCTCTTAAGTGAGTCAACAGGATTTTGTTCTGATGCTTCTTGCATGTTAGCCAGCTTCAATTGGATGGCATATGTCTTCTTTAAATTCTTAACTGAGCCCTTAACTTCAAATGGCTTTGCTTGTAATTCCTTGAATAAAATCTTCATTTGGTACACTCCTTAGATGTATGTGGTGTATGTAAGCGGGCTTCGCACCCCATTTGGATTGGTATTCATTCAGCTTCAATCGTTGCTGTTGGTTACTTTATTCGCTTACTGGTGCTGATACTGGTGCACCAAAGACATCGGCTTCCATAGCTGACTTATCAAATTGCTCATCAATGTCTGAGTAAACCTTCATGGCTTCGTTATTCCATGCTTCGACACCAAATGAAGTGAATGTCAACGCATCGTCAACACGCTCTTCTTTATTTGTATCAGTTTGGATGTTGGCTGCTGTCTCTTGTACTTCACCATTACCAAAGCCAAAGAAAACAGAGTTCGTACGCTTAATGTTTTGCGTTTCAATCGTTAAAGCTACTCGTGGACGGTCACCTTGCAAAAAGCCACCCTTGCCGTCAGAAACACGTCCCAACAACTTTTGCTTAATGTCGAATGGTAGGTCATTGAAGTCAAAGCAATTGAAGGCTCACCCTTTGTTTGTGTTTGGTCGACCTTGGTGTTGTTACCATATACTGCTGTACCCTTGGCTGAGATATTTGAGATGTTGGCTGACTTAGCACCTAACATCTTTGTTGTAACTGGGAACAAACCATTTTCTGATAGTCCTGTTTCACCTGTTAAAAGTTCACCTGTTTCCTTGTCTCGAAGTGCAAGTGTAATAAGTTTTAATCCTGCGATTGCCATAAAATGTAATTCCTTTCAAATAAAAAGATGAGGTCAACCGTTAAAGGTCAATCTCATCAAGCGTTAGTGTTTTATTCACATCAATATTTTTAATCATTTGTTGCTCATCGGTTTGGCTTATATCCAAGTACCGTGGCTGGCTGTCTGTAATACGCCATTCCTTTGCCTCTAAGGCTTTGTACAGCATGATTTCCTTACCGATAAGGTTTTGTTCCTCCAAGCCATAAAAGACCTGTAAACGATAACCAAAGTCCATGCCGTTGAATGTGCTGTTTCCATAATCTGATGCAGAGGAATTGTTCTCTGTAATCAAGACTTGCGTCACATGCTTATCGTCAATCACCTCTTCTGGAATGGCATAAAAGTATACTTGCCAATCAGGGAATACGTCATGAACCACGTTCTTAATTTCAACCACTGGTGTCATTCGTTATCTCCCTTCTTTTCAAGAATTTTATTGTATGCCTTTGCTTCAGCTTCTAACATCTTCGCTTGGACATTTTGATTTGCCCTTAGGTCTCTAATCACATGGTCAGCGGTAAGATTAACCTGTCCTGCATGCTTATATTGGCGTCCCTTTTTTGTGTACATAGGGAACTTTGTCCCATTCTCGATAAAGTTTGCGATGTATGCTTTGTGCTGATTAAAGCCGACTGTTGAGGAACCGTCCTTCATGTTATCAATGTTGGTGTTTTGCATGATAACCGAGTCAGCCAAATGTGGGTCTTGACCAGTCTCACGATGACGATAATGCTTTTGCTTATAAACGTCTTCAAGTTCCTTAGCAAAGACTTTGGCTCCAGCCTTGGTAACTTTTGCTTTGTCTTCAACAGGTAAGTTGACCGTCAAGTCTTCAGCCTGTTTCACAAAGTCATTAAAGAACTCCTCGAATGATTGCTCTGCCATATCGCTATGCCCTCCGTTTCAATGTTACGAAGTCATACGTGTTGTAATTGTTTGACTCATCTGGGCTGTAACCCACTAAGTCGTACATGACATCACCAATCTGAACCATTTTAATTGCTTCAACTTCTGGATTATGTCTCACCACGATGATTTTGGTATTATCCAGTGATGTTCCTTGGATTTGATACTGTTGATTCAACGTGCGTGTCTTAGGCGCATACCAAAGGCTGAATTGTTTAACAAATGTCTTTTTCATTGACCCATTGTCTGGGTTCTGTACTGTCTTAACCGTGCCAAAATCTGCTTTGTGGTTGAAATCAGAAGGTTTAAATGTTGCCATTACTTACCTCCTACAACCAGTCCAGTTAATTGCTGGAGTAATATCATTTGACCATGTGATAAGCCATTGCTGAGTGCCCTATCGTAATACAATGATTGTGCCAGTGACGCCACCAAACGATTAAATTGGTTGGGAGCTACTACCAGCAACTGCTCTTCTGTTACGTTGTTATCAATCGAGCCACGAATTAAAGCACTGGCATCTGAAATCAATGTGGATAACGTGGTTACTTCTTGAGCCGTCTGGTCGATATGTAACTCATCAGATAGCTCCTCTGGTGTAATTAGTGCCATAAGTAGCTCCTTTCATTGGTTAATCAGCCGTAATTTTAGCACCATGTTCATTGCTTACGGCTTTAATGTTTGTTGGTGTGACTAAGCCTTAGATGTCGTTGTCGTGGTTGTGGCTTCTTTTGAGGCACCAAATGTTAGGAACTTACCTGCTTGGTCATCAGCTACTTGGAAATCAGCACGCAAGGCAGCTGCCAACTTCTTACCAAAGATGTCATCATCAACCCATTCAACTTGAATATCGGCACGCAATACTTGAACAACGAATGCCTTTAGGTCACCGATGAAGGCGTGGGCTTCACCAGCCTTACCCAATACTTCATCAGCAACAACAATGACTGGTGCACCCAATAATTGCTTACCTGATGGTGCTGAAATGCTGTCTTGCAATAGGTAACGTCCATCAGCGTCCTTCAACTTATCAATTTCTGCAAAGAATGACTCAGATACAACGAATGTACGGTTGTAGTTTGATAGACCATGGTTAAATGCGTCCTTGATACCATCAACATCTGCAACAGATACTGAAGTAGCCTTTTGCAAAACTTCACCAATCTTGTATTGTTCGGTCAAAGCCTTTGCTTCAGCAACGTATTCTGCAACCACTTGTTCGATATTAGGGTTATCTTGCAAAATTTCGATTGAAACTGGGAGCACCCCACGTAAGGTCTTCGCCTTATAATCGACACCCTTCAATGAGATGTTTGCCAACTCTGGGTTCTCTGCTAATTCTGATGCAGATACCAATCGTGCTTGGTTCTTAGCCAATACTGGCAAAGTACCTGAACCTGAATTTACTTGCACACGGTTTACGTATGAAGCCAATTGTGTTGGGTCATTTGGTACCTTTTGAATGTCCAAAATCTCATGAGGGATAACAACTGCTCCACCCTCTGTTGTTAGTCCATCACGGACTTCACCAGTTGCCAAAAATGCCTTAAATGCTGAAATGTTGTCTTGTACTTTTGCTTGCATGTTTAATTCTCCTAAATCTTGTTGTGCTGAGCGTGTTTCTTCTTTTTTCTTCTTATCTGCTGAGTTAATTTCTTCATCTGGTAATTCTGAGTCATCGTCATCGGGAATATCTTCCTCGTCACGTTTCTCTTCTTTGCCTGCCTCAGGTGCTGTTTCTGGCTCTTCTGGAG